TGTTGCAAATATAATATCCATACCTTCCATAGCCATTGAACGCATAACTCTTTCTGCGTCTGGACCTTCTGGTACTGATTCAATAAATTTGGTTACTACCTTATCGCCAAAATGTTTCTCAACATCTTGTCTTCCGATATCGTGTCTATAAGTCCATCCATGATCGCCAGTTGGGCCAACATAGATAAAACCTACTTTTAGTGGATCCGTTGCACTTGCTGATACTGTCATGAACAACATGACAGCAATAGTAAGGGCAATACCTTTTAATAGTTTCATTGTTTTTCCTTTCAAAATGGAGGGTGTTCTTTAACTAAATGTTTCACCCGGGGATTAGTATACGTCTGTACACCAATTCTTAAAATTCAAATAGATCAGTAAATGTAGTCTTTGCCTGTGCCGTTGATAAATCTATGTTGGGTAACTCTCCTAATAGATTCTCTAGCTTTTTGCCAACGATTGCATTTTCCATTGCATCATCATCAAAGGGCAAATCCTTAAACCAATCTGGAATACGATTCTCATCAGTTGGATAACCGATGCTAGTCATATTCAATGGATTATTCTTTAGTTTGCATACGATTGTTTTCATACCGTCTACAATGTCTATACTGTATTGATCACTGTGCATTGTCTTTAGACGGTTCCAATTAATGGCCGCCATTGCATGTCCAATACCACACTTGCCTGTCTTCTTAAATACTTTTGTATGGTGTGTTAAGTTATTAACACGTTTAGGCGTACCCTTATGCCAACTAGGCTTCTGTCTAAACTCCTTACGGAATTCAATAATACGTTTAATAACTTCGTCTTCATGCACATCTGTTAGCACCATCATCAGAACTTCCTCAAGGAATGTCTGCATATAGTCTGGAGTATCACTACGTTTTAAGTCCAAACCCATTGCTTTAATCTTGCCTGGCTTACCGTCTTTATCCTCACGTTTGCCTTCATTGTCAAACACTAGCATTGCATAACGTTTCTTAGTAATAAAAATACCTGCACTACCAATCATTTCTCTACCTGCGGCAATAATTTTGCCTAGTTCAAGAGTAGTATGGAAAGCACGATTCATAAAGGCTGGAAACGTATCATTAACTTCTTCACAGGCCGCATCATAGTATTTTATAATTGTGTCTTTATCCCAATTAACCTCACCAGCATCTATCTGTTTCTTGAGTAGAGGATATGCACTAAAGTATGCAGAGTCAGTATCACCATATACGATTGCTTTTCCCATGTGATCATACTCATTTGCCATAACTTGGTTAAGTTGTGCGGCCATATGTTTAGCAATACACCTACCAGTTAATGTAGTGGATTGTCCTAAACGTTCATCAAAGAAACGGCTACCTGGATTTAGTAAAGCACCATACAAACTATTTAAGTTAATTTTTTTAACTAACTGTCGCTTATCCCAATAGTCAAACAAGTCTCCACCCTCTTCACGGGCCGCTCTCGCTTTTACTTGTAGTTCTTTACGTTCTGCATACCAACGTTCTAATAAGCCAGGAACAATTCCTACTTTCTCATATGTAAATATAGTAGCATTTGCAGTCAGTACCCAGGGTTCACCACTTAGGAATACTAAATCATATATCTCTGCACCAGTTGCCTGAAAACTTTCTCCGTTCTCAAAGTCTAACCACAGTAGTTCTTCTTTGTCTTTGGCCATAACTAAATCATACTCTAAACTAGCAAACTTTCCTTCCCAGGCTTTTGGAACTTCATCATCGAAACTCTCAATCATAGGGCGTGTTAATGTGTGTCGTATCTGTCCAACAATAGTTTCGGTTGACATATTACAACTACGAAGAATACTAGGATATAGACTGTTCAAGTCAATTGAACCAATCCACTTGTGCATGCCTTTAACTGGTGTTGCCACATAGGCACCTGCCGCATTTAATGGCTTCTCTCCACGTTTCTTATCAGGAACAATAAGTCCTTGGCTATGTGCATGGTTGATAATAGCCTGATCTGTTTGTGCAACGGCTCCCATTGTTTTAGGAAGTGTTACTGTATTGGAATGTGCCAATACATTTGCTAAGTCAATAAACTGTAGCTTCTTATCCATACGAACAAGTAAGTCAACGTCCTGCCTAGAGTATGCAATAAACGTTTCAAAGTCATTGTTATATAACTGATCTAGTGTTCCTTCATATGCAATCTTACGTTCTTCTAGTTCATACTCACCAATAGCATCTAGACTATAACTGTGCATTTCATGATATGTATATTTACGATATAGTTCCAAGTAATCTAAATGTATACGCCCTTGCAATTCATATGTTTTATTTTCCTTGCCATACTTTATTAGTGTACGTTCTCTAGGAAACTTCTGCCATAAACAAAATTTACGAGTATGGCTTTTGCTTAATACACGAGCTACACGATTAACTAGATAAGGAATATCAAAACCTTCTGAGTTCCAACCACTTAGTATGTCTGCATCATCTATAAGTTCAAGGAAAGTATTAAGTAGTTCCTCCTCGTCCTTCATTAATAAGCTGTCAGGAAACTTATTCATAACTGCTTGAGCTTGTTCTGTAGTAAGTGTATCAGGCTTAATTGCTAGACATATAGTTTGATTCAACCAACCTAAATGTAGACTAACGGCTGTAACTGGATTAAATGGATCACTAGGATCAGCAAATCCTTTGTCTTTATTGAAGTCAACCTCAATATCGAAAAAACATAAGTTAAGTTCAGGTGATTCTGTTGGATCATAGTTGTCTGCAAAGCAACGGAATACAGGATCAATGTCACTCTCAAATAATCCTTTGTGTGCATTGATCTTTTTCTCAGTATTATATTTTTTACTACTATTACAGATTACACGTTCAAGTTTATCACCAAAGATACTTGTGTATTTGCCACGTGGTTCCTTGTAATAAAAAGTATAACGAGCAGGATATTCCTTATATTCTCGTTTACCTTTTACACGTTCAACAACGTGAATAGTATCGCGATCCCTGTCAAGAAATCCGTCTACATAACTCATTTAATATTGTTTCCTTTTTGTGTACCATTTATAAATTCCATATAAACTAATTGCTAACCAAAACACTTCAAGAGTAATATTAGCAAGAACAGGTTTGAAATATAGGTTAACAAATAGTAGTATTGCTACCATACAGTTATTAAAACTATACCAAAAACCCTTTGCATCAATCTTATCTGCTTGTAACATAGCATAGGTTATTACTAATAATAAAACCCCAATGTTACCAACTATATCACTCCAGTGAAACTGTAAATAGTCTATCATTTAGTTAATCCAATACTTCTCAAACTGTGGAACATACTTTATTATACTTGTTTTTCGCTGTTTGTCAAGAAAATTAGTGAACTTACAGAACTGTATCCAGCGATCCTTGGGTTGCGGTTGTGCTAGTGCTTGTTGTATACTTTTAACACCACGAACGTGATCCCAGAAACTTAAACTTTGTATTAGTCTATCCTTTTCTGCTTTATCAGGATGATTGGCGATCCGTAAATAGTTTGGTGATATCAATACTTCATTTAAAAGTTGCTTACGTTGTTGTCGTTGCCTAAACTCACTAGTAATTTCCAGCCAAGGTATAATATTATACATGTTGTATAACTGTGGTGTATATGAAAAACTTATGTGTATATCTGCTTCCATTACTTGTTGTATCTTACCCCAGATATGATTCCAGTCATACTTGCCATGTGTAGTAGCACTTCTAACATATTCATACAAATCAAGACAGCCATCAATACTAATACTCAATCTACTTTCCAGCTTTTCAAGTTTTTCTAATGTATCATCTTCAAGTAGAGTTAGGTTAGTAATAAGTGTTAGATTACCTGCATAATTATTCTCAACTAACTTATCCAGTAAATGATGGAACTGTGGATGAAAGAATGGCTCACCGCCACTAATATTGATCTCATGCATTTGAAGTATATATTCTAGATTATCATCTATAAAACTAAGGGGTATAGTTTTAAATATTTCGTCCCATTCTTTCACTTTAACTTTTAGTCCATGGTATTCATAATTTTCAAAGTCAAAGTCTTTTTCAAATGCTAATTTATCTTTTCTCCAAGCGGTTGATCTGTTGTAATTACACATCGGACACTTTAGGTTACAACCATTACTAAAGTCTATCTTCATACTTTTAATATCTGTAACAATTAGTTTAGTAAAAACTTCATCATCTAAACCTTTACCACCGATGTCTTGTATATAATCATCACTTACACGTTTTGTTCTTAGACTTGTACCACCAGTCTGATCTTCACGATTCCAGCAATTATGACACTCTCTAGTTCTCTTACCTTTTAATAATTCTTCACGTATCTTTTTATACATTGAATGATTCATAATGTCTTCAAACTTATCTGTGTTTACATTACCACAAGTATTGTCTGAAGATATCATTTCACAACAAGGAATTACATCACCATTAGGACGTACAAACATTTCTAACCATGGTGTTGGGCAGAAGACATCTGACATTAATACCAGCCCATTGCTATACCAAACCCAAACACATTTACTATTGCAAAATATATAGTAAGCATATAAGGCCATATTAATTTACGTCTGTGGTATGCCCAAATGGCAGTCACACTTCCAATAAAAAAGAATGGATAAACAATGGTCATGTCAGGATTTTGTGCATTGATGGCCAGCATCATACTTGCAATAACTGTTACGAAGAAACTAACCATTTCTAACATAAAGGCTTTAGGGTCGCTAGTATAACTGCTCTTCCAAAACTCTACTATCTTATTCATCAAGGTTGTTCCTAAAGTCAATCATATCCTGTTCAGTAGGCTGTTTGCTTAGGTACTCATTATAGAATTCATTAACTCTTGTATTAGATGCTTTATGGGTTAATCCACATAATTTAGCAATAATACCAACTTTATCGTGCATCATGTTATCGAAGTTAATGTTATGTAAGTTAGGTATGTCGTTTATGATTTGTTGATCTTTAACAAGATATTTATAATCCTGTTTTAGCCAAGCATATAGAATATCAAAGTCTGCACGGGCAATGCGGTATGGATTTCTCTTGGGTTCCAGCCCTGCTTTCGTCATTACCTCTACTAGTCTATCAGCACCATAAGTACTACGTTCCTGTATAATAACTTTGAACCATATATTTCTAATTATTTGATCCACACTAGCATCATCACTAAGTACGTTGATTACTGTACAATCACTAAAGTAATTACAAAACTTTTGTAACAGTTCTCCTTCATCAAGTATATGTGCTTTGTATAGTGGATATTGGTCGTCTAGTTTGAATTCAGCAAGAGCAATATCCGGATCTACCTCATGTACTCCACCAATTGTAATTTGTTTCTCATGATGTCTGTTAGTATGACAACTTCCGAAATCACTTACAGTAATGTTTTGGCGATTAGGATTGTCCATTAGCATCAATAAAGATAGAATGAACTCCCCACTTCGCCCTGCTCTGAAATTTACAAAAGTATGATTCAAATTGTTATTCGTTCCTACCGATACTTTCAAGTATCTGTTCTAGTTCATCAAACTCTTCACGAGCTTTACCCATTTCTGCCTTGTATGCAATACGAATTGCCTTGTTTAATATTGAAGGTTTAATATCAAGTTCTTCTGCAATTGCTTTAACTGTGTCTTTCAAACCTTCTTTAAGTGTGTCTAGTTCCTGCGTTACATGAATTCCTTCTTGAACGATTCTCTTTAGTTTCTCTACATCTTGTGATGAATATGTTGCCATAAAATTACTCTCCTAATTGTGTTAGTTCTTATATAATACATGTTATACAGGTGGTTGTCAAGCTATTTATAAACTATTTCTAACATTATAATCCAATTCAGTATAGTGTAATTTACCATCATTTATATGGTCAGTAAATATTTTATAGCCGTATAACTGTGTAGCATTTATGCTATTGCCTTCACTATAAAACTTGTTTACTAGGTACAACAACACCTGTAATTTAGTGATATTACCCAAGTTACTCTCATGCCAACATTCATCAATTGACGTTGTTACACTTATACCGTTCTTATCTCTGTATTCTTTACACCATAAGTCCATACTAGGCTCAGGTTTAATTCTTAGTATCCTATACATTTCTGCTGGATCAATAAGCCATTCATGCATTTCAATAACACGTTTACTATTCCAGAAACTATCTTTAACTGTCCTGTGATTCATTAAGTTTTTCCAAGCACGTTCTTGGTTTTCCCAATCATTCATTATCTGATTATACTCTCTACGCAACCAACTTAATACAAAATGGTGACTGTTATCTCCCATACGACAGGTGACTACATCTATAGATAGTTTATGTTGTTCTGATAATTGTTCTATTTCTGCTGGATTTGTTGCATGTGTAAATAGGGCAATATCTTTACCTAAGTTAATATCCCATGCACAGTCTGATAGTATTTGTAGTTGTTCAAGTGTTAGTGTTTCAGCATTTCTAATTGACTTGTTGTATGCTGTAAAACTATCTGGAACATTCCACCAATCATTAATTGTATGAGCTGTGCCAAACTTATCGCTTACTTCTGCTAACCATAAATTGTTATGACTTACACTATAGAAGTCAGGACTTTGATTAATCATATAGGTCAGAGCTGATGCACTGATCGCCGAGCGAGTACACACTAATGTTATTCTATTCATTTTATTTCTCTAGGTTTTTGATTCTCTGTTCTAGGTCATCAATTTTTGCTGTAATTTTTGGATAGCGTTTACGCCAAGCATCTTCTGGTTGTTGTAACCAAGTCCAACCCCAACGTTTTACTAAAAAATCTACTGCTGAATCTACTTTGGCATAAAACCAAAGCCCGACTCTTGTTGTACTAATGTAGGCTACAAATATTGCACCGAACACTGAACCGGCTAATGCAGTATAAATCCACAACCTATCAGTTGCCATGTTTGTTATCATTTCCCACATTATTTTTGATCTCTTTCTATTTTAGCAAGTGTCTTAAGTAATGGACCCATTTCAACAATGTTTCTCACATAACCCTTGCCTTCGCTTTTAAAGTTACCACGGGTTCTAACCAGCATTTGTGGTGCTCCGCCACCCATTGGCTCTCCTAAAATATCAATAATTGCACTACCCTGTCCAGGAGTCTTATAGTCTACTGTTAGGTTAGTATTTTCCATTGCATCCTGTAGAGCTTTACCAAACTGTAGTTCAGTAAATCCAGGAGCATTAGGTGTCTTTTTAAGTACAACCATTGTAACACTATCATCACCACGAGTAGCATGTTGGTTAATACCTTTGTATAGTCTTTCAACAAAACGTGCTTCACTAGGAATATTATGTCCACTAAGTTCTGCCTGTAGAGCTTGGGCTATTGAGGCATATACTTCATGAATAATACCAAATGCTTCTTTTGGATCTTTACCATCAAGTTCATCTTCATACTGTGCAGGAACACCTACACCAAATGTATCTTTAAAGAAACCATCTAGTTTATCATATGTGTATCCACTACCTTGTCCAAACTGCTTAACATCTCCAGCTTTTAGACTTAATAGATTAACTGTTGTTCCATCTATGTCTAGGAATAGATCTGCTTTTGTGCCTGTTTGGTCACTGGCTCCGTCACTGTTTATACTTACGTTGTTGGAGTTATTATCTTGTATAATTTTTTGTAGGGCTTCACTTACCACACTACTGTTAGCAAACATTGTTGCTGAATTAATAACACCTTGCATATCAGGGTGCATCTTCTCTTTGGTTACGCCACCATATAAAGCATTATAATCACCTTTAGGTAATACCAAGTTAAAGTAAATTTTATCATTCTTAGATGGTTCGTTCAGTCCACCTTTTAAATTCTTACCGGATTCTTCTCCAGGACCCATGCCTCTGATTATCTCAATTACATCTGCAGAAGTAATCTCTCCTTCACGCTTCTTAAAACGTGCCACAACCGCGGCGCCAATTGCACCTTCGGCTATTTGTCCAGTATTAAATCCTTTTGCACTACCAAATTCTGATGGCTTACGAAGTGCTCCAATATAAACTATTCCACCTGTTTGTGTTTTTAGTTCTACTTTGTTTGGATCTGCTACTGGTTTTACCTTACCGCCTGAATCTGCTTGTATTTCATCTGCTGAAGGTATTTTATTTTGTCCAAAGTATGCTTGTAATATAGCATTAATGGCACTTTTGTCAAGTACTACTTGATCACCTAGTTCAATACGTTTGTCTGGATTAGTAACCTCAAAGGGTTCTGAATTGTTTATCTTATCAATAAACATTCCTAAGTATCTACCATAGTGTTTACCAAGTTCAGCATGTGTTAGATTGCCTTCTCTTAGTAGTTCCACTTCTTTAAATTCACGTAATCTCATTTTTTATCTTCCTAGTCCAGTTTAATGTTTGAGTTGCTAAGACTATTACTCTTGTCAAATCTTACAGGCTTACCTTTTTTAATAAAAGAAGTTCCAGCACCAGATCTTTGATCTATTTTATCTTGCTTGTTGTAGGCTTGTTTAATATTATTTTGAGCTTTAGCAATAGCTTGATTTGTGCCAGGCATAGTAATTTTAGCACCTTTGTAATTTAAATTATCTCTAGCTCTATCACTATCAAATTTATCCATACGTTGATCAGCTACACTTATATTTTTATCAGCAACAGGAGTATGTACAACACGAGTTTTGTTGTCTTTATAAATCTTTTGACCTACGTCATCTTTGCCTATTACTTCATTTATTTTCATAGTTACTTTCTCGGTTTTCCACCAGTTGCTGATGTATGCCATACATCATGTGCTGGAACTCTAATAAATCTTTTGTTTGTTTCTGCTGTATTAGGATTGGCAATAGTTAACATAACTCTTTTGCCTCTATTAAATGCTTCAAGCTGAGCTTGAGATCTTTCTGGACCTGTCATCCAATCTTTTCTTCGTGCCTTTGATACTGCACTTTTATTTTGGCAAACTACTCCTTGTGAAGTCTGTGTTGCTCTTTGTTTCTTCTTGGCCACTAACTTGTTTCCTCTTCAGTCAATATAGAAGTAAATGTGTGATCACCTCTCTTAGAATAGATCTCTGCTTGATAATCCATCCAGGATGCCTCGCTGGCAAATGTTCTACTTAGTGTAACTGTACTAGTTCCATCAGCAGTAATAAATCCATCAATATCATCTCTACCTAATCCCATGTTCCCGAACTTTTCTGTCCATGAGGTAGAATCTGCATGTATTGTGCCGTCTTCATCAGTCAATGTTTTAACTATTGTATATGCCATCTATTTTTATTTCTTCGATTTACCGAATAATTTCTTTCGCTTCTTAAAGTCACCTGCTACTTTATCTGTTACTTTACCGAGAGTAGAACCTACTGCATCTTTGGCATCATCCATCCAACCTTCTGGCATTGATCCCATTGCAATTTTCATATCAGGATCGCCATCGCCATCAACGTCTACCATTATCCAATTGTCGCCATCTGGATCGTTGATATCGTATGGGCAATCTGTTTTTGGTTCGCCGTATAGTTCATCACCGCAATACTTACAACAACACTTCTGTTCCATGCCTTCGTCTGCATCATGAATACCGTTGCCGTTATTATCTACCCAATGTCTACCCTGCTCGTCATGTGAATCGTGTGGACAATCAGTTGTAGGGTTGTGCATTGTATCATTACAATCTTTACAATGGTAGTCGTCTGGTGCCATTCCAGGAACACTTTCTTCCACTGCCAAATGTGCATCAATACCTGTTGTGCTTTTTAGTCCCCAATGTTCAGCCGCTTTCTTTGCCGCACCATATGATGATGTTGCATGGCATTCATGTTTACCTTTTTTAGCATGTACACAAATGTATGCATTCTTTTCTGCTTCTTCAGTAATACCTTTTGCTTTTTTCATCTTTAGGTGTGCTAGTTTTGATTCTAACTTTGGAATATCTTTTTCTTTCCACCCACCTTTATTAATTTTTGCAAGTTCTATTTGTTCTTCTGTGCTTTTAATCTTATCGTCTATATCACGAACTTGTATACCAAACATATTGGTTCTTGCTTCGCCTAATGATTCTGCACCCATTCTTTTGCCTTGTGTAGCACTTGTGTTTGCAGGAAACTTTTCGCCACCTGCTTCTTTTTGTGCTCGATAATAATATTTTGTACTAATTTTATCTCTTAACTTTTGTTCTTCTGGATCAATACTACCTTGATTGGCATGTATACCATTGATACCACGTATAATCATTAGTTCAGAATTTGTACCATATAATTGTGTTAACATTTGAGCAACTTCACCATGTTGATTTTCATCTTCAAGTTCTTGTACTTTAGCAAAAAACTTTTTAATATCATAATCATATTCACTAGTTGGAGTTGCTTCTTGTACACTTTCAATGTCTAGTGTCTTAGGATAACCTTTTTCTCCAGGCTTTGCTGGCTTTTCTCCACGCTTTCTTTTAGCATGAATGTTAGCCCAAAGACCTTTTCCTTTTTCGTTTATTGATTCGTCAGTATTTAATGAATGATTGGGAAAACCAGATGGTTCATCACTTAGGAAGCCTTGCAATTCAGAAACACTAATATTCTTTAATAAGTGATCTATTGCAGTATAGTCACCCATTCGTGCATCTTCTGCCATCTGATTTGCTACTGCTTTTAGTAATTCTATATCGTGCCCATCTCTGGCTTCTGCAATGCCTTCAGGAATAATAGCAAAAGATCTTTGCATTACTTCGTCAAATTTATCTAAGAGCTTTATCATTGTAGTAACTTGATCTGTTAGATCTCCGTCATCCATCTCTGGTATTTTTAATACCATACGTCTCATTGCATCTTGCATATTGTCAAGTCTTACAAGCATATTATTAGCAGGACTTCCTTCATTTACAACACTATCAGTTATAGCTTTAGACTCACGAACTTGTTTTGCAGTTCTAGTTAGTTTATCAAACTTTGCTATACTAGGAGAGGTTGCTCCTATGTCATTGATTCTCATTTGTTTACTCCCGCCTGTTTTTTGATTTTAGTAAAGAATTCAGTTGCTTCAGTCTTAACTTTATCCTCAATCATTTTGCCTTCTGGCTTTGCACTATTGGCATGCATAGCCGCCATGTGTGCTTTGTATTTCGGTGTACCTTTTTTATGTGGACTCTTACCTTCTTTAATTTTAGGCTTATCATGTCCCCAACCTTTAGCCTTCATATCTAAATGGTCTTGCTTTACCTTTGCCATTTTGCCTTTGCCTGTTTTAGGATCGTACATCATATGAGGTTTAAATTCATCTTTGGCTTCTACCATTTGTTTCTGTCTTGGAAACTTTGGCGGCTTTGACTTTTTACTATCTGGTTTATCTAGTTTGTATTCAACTTCAGCTTTAGTTTCTTTAATACTTCCATCTGCGTTGTAATAACCAGCACGTCTTTTTGCATCTCTTTTTCTTAGGGCATCCATTTTATCTGCGGCAGTATCTACTCTATCGTCCTGCTCATCACCATAAGTGGCCGCGCCATGTCCAACAGCACCACCAGTACCAACTCTACCTGCTGTACCTAGTCCTGTTTTAACTGCACCATGTTTCTTTACAAGTGTCTTAGCACCTTTTACTGCTGAAGGGATACCTTTTGTAGCTGCTCTTTTAAGAATAGTTGCACCACCTTGACCTGCAAACTTTTTAAGTAACCAAGGAGCAACATATCTACCAGCAGCCAATGCCGCCTGTATAGCCATAGGTACTACAGGTAAAAGTTCATTAAGTTGTGTTGATTCATCTAATGCTCTCCACTCGTCATAGCTAATATACATATCAGTATCTGGATCGTAATACGAACCTTCTTTTGTATCGTAATATACTACTTTACCACTTTTAGTTTGAAAAGGTCCTTCAAGTCCATCACGCTCTTGATATTTTTCTCTGTCAATGTCTGGCATAACTGAATATCCTTCCATTGCTGGCTCGTCTGTAGGACCTACTTGCATTGGATCTGCACCACCATCTTCCATTTCATTGTACTCTGTGTAACGACGAACAGCGTCAATGTCTTTTGAAGTTTGTGCAATTTTTGATTGTACCCAAGGTTGCAAGTTATCCTGGTCATTAATCATACCGTGTAACGCAATAGCATCACGAGCCAAGAAGTAAAGTTGTGAACGTGCCATAAATCCATCTTCATCATCACCATCAAGTACTCCTTCAGCTACCATACCAACTGGAGTCTTGTTTGTAATTTTCTTTTTCTTACTTAACATTTCTTGAATATGTCCCATTGTACCATAATGTGCAGATTCTAATGCCTCATAAAGATTTGATAATGCTTCTGTTACATCTTTTAAATGAGAAACATCTCCATCCACGCCCATTACTGCCTGCTCCATTGAACCGCCTTGTTTAAAGACTTGTTCAAATTTGTTTATTTCACCCATAACACGTTCAAATGTGTTATTAATTTTATTTGCATTGCTACCGCGTTCTGTACTCATTTGTCGTTACCTCTTGTTTATTCCACGTGATTTAGTACCACCTTTTTTGCGGATACCTTCTAATTCTTTCTGAGCATCTAATAATGCTTTCAGTTTAGCAGAGAACACACCATTTTCTTCTAGTGTATATTGTACTTGATCCCAATTATCTGCGTTAGCATGTCCAACCAATTCTTCTAGATGGTCAGTTACAACTCTTTTGAGAGTCTCCATACTCATTCGCCCATAACCGGAAATTAAGACTTCAGGATTGTTAGGATCATCTTTATTTGCTTGATAGATGCTCTCTTTAACTTTCTTAGATTCTGTTTTCTTGGTTTTTTTGACACGTCTTATTGTACCAGGCCCACCATTTGCAAAGCCATTTCCGCCACCCATACTAGTGGCAAATGCACCCGAAACATTCTCATCTAAGTCTGTGAATCTCATTCTTTTCTCCGCCTTTGTAGTATTTAGCAATAATTGTCTATATTATTATGTTAGTAGTTTTGTGTAACACTCATTAGTTTCATAACATTTTCCCATGTTTTAGGTACATTAATAACTAAATGAATACTATTGTTAAACCAACTGTGTGTTCTGTGTGTCTTTCTTGTATCACAATAGTATGCCTTACCAGGGGTAATAGGCCAGTTCTTGCCTTCCATTTCCCATTGATATGCATCATGTTGTGTTGCACGACTTAGGAAAGCAACAATACGAAAAGTGTCTCTGGTTAACTGTGGTTGGTCCTTATGTGGTGGAAACCAGCCTCCTGCGTGTGTACGCACTAACATACTTCTACCTAGTGGTTGGAAAAATTCCAACATGTCATGTAGACTTGACAGATCATTATATAATTCTGTTTTACTATTAAAGTCAATCTCACCTAGTTTTCTATCATGTCTTCTTCTAGCTTCCGGCATACTAAGTCCATCATTGTAAGCATCTCCTGGCATACCCATTAGACATAATCCATCACGATCATTTGTAACACCTTCACGCCTTAAATAAGGAACCCATTTATCATCATACGGCTTGATTTGTTTCTTAAACCAGCCCAGATCAAATTCATATTTTAATGGTTCCCAAATACTTAGAGCTTGTAGTTGTAGTTCACACTTGATATCTTCATCAGTGGGTTCAAACTTAGTTCTGTTTGATTCTAACCACTTGCCGTAGAAATCTCCCTGTGCTTGTGTACTCTTTGGCATAAGTTTAAGATCTTTACCATCTTTGTCTTTTAGATCCTCTTGAAATTTAAATTTTATTTCTTCTGACATTTAATCTCCTATGTTTCTTAATAATTGTTTACTAGTACGTCTATCTATTTTCTTACTAGCTCTTTTTTCTTTTTGTAGTTTTGCAACCTCTATACGATGAAGTTGCTCTTGTGAAAAATCATTACTTCTGTTTTTCTTACTTGCCCAAACTTTGGCATCTTCCTTCGCTACACTATTCATTGGTCCATGTGTATCTTCTAGATCTTGAGCAGCAAACTTTTTATTTGACATAAACTATCTCCAGTCCGCATTTTTCTGCGATTCTAATACTAATTTCATTATCAGTATGTATTAGGCACCACAGTCTATTTACTCTCAGCAGTTTCTTAAATATATTACCATTAACTGCTCTAATGGCTCGTGTACAATAACCTTTTCTTCTATATTCCTTGCCTATTACATATGCAGTTTCACCAGAAGGTTTTATTTCTAATGCTCCAACTAATACATCATCAACCCATATGCCTAATGTGTTATATAACCTAATAAAGATATATGCATCTTGTAGAGTAAATGGAGATGACATCTTCGCCAGAATGGCTGTCTCATCATCAATTAGTTGTTGTATAGAATTCGCATCCTTATTCAATAACCTAGTTACTAGAAACTTGCCCGCCATGTTCTATCTACGGACAACGAGACCCTTTGCCAACTTTGCAAATCTTGTCTCTCTGTGTTCCAGTCCATGCAGTCTACTATTAATAGGCTTAGTCACTTCAGCTGTATTACTAAAGTCATTTACGTTAGGTCTCACACGCTGTTTCCAAAACTCCACAGCAATCTTAGCCGCAATATCTGGATTACTTGCCTTGTGTGCATTACTCCAACTACTTGTTAAATCAATACCCAAACTCTTTTGCATCCATTCATAATTCCAACGTCCTGTAAGTTGTATGTAGCCTCTACCAATAAAACGTTTTGCATCATTAACAGATTTGTTTCCCAATGCTTTTGCTAGTTTACCAGCATATTTTTTAATATTAGGATGATCCTCAACCATATCACTAAAGTTCTCACTCTCATGTGCCATTTGCGCCATAAATGCCGCAAGTTCAACACCTTTAAGTCCAGATGATTCAGCGGCTTTAAGTAAAGTCTGTTCAGCAGGTGTATTTGTTAGTGGTTTGTAAACTAATAATCTTTCTGGACGAGGTTTTGGAGTTGCTGATAGTTCAGGAGGCAATTCGCTTTGTGGTAGATCAGCAGCCTTAAATATTTCCTGCTTCTGGCCTGTAGTAAAATCATTTGAGTCTATTGCTTGTTTAACAGTTAATGCACCCAAAGTACCAACAGTTAAACTGGCGGCTATAGCCAAACTGCTGAGTGTTTCTTTCCAGCCCTCATTCATATTTTGATCTTCCATAATGATATCGTTTATTTTCATACTGGTATTTAGCCAAACTTTTTGGTTAACATTCCTGCATTGTAATATTTGTCGGCATATTTCATCACATCTCTTTTAGTCCAAAATTCTTTATGATATTCAGTAGTCATATCTCTTTCAAAAGATGCAATATCAATCTTAAATTCTGTAGCACCTAACTCTATAGCATTTACAATCTGTTCTGCTAAAATTATATGCGAAGCTTTTGTAAGATGACTACATCTACAATCAATTACTTGATCTAATTCTGGCGTTTTCCAATATGCAGGTCCTGTAATGCCTAGTTGGTTATTTTCATATCTTGTTAGTGCAAATAAACTATCAAAATGTCTTTCGCCTCTAGGATCTTCCTGTAAATGTGTATCATTAGGATTAAAGCAATTGATAAACATAGTATCTGGCCTAAGAAGTTTTATATTATCACGCATCAGGTTATTAAAAGTTTTATATCTTTTGTAATCTTCATAATGTACTTGTGGTAAAAAATCCATCATTAGTTTATAGATATCTTTACCCCGCCAATTTGAATCATACTTATTTTTTGCAGATGCAATATTGCTAGTATGAAACCAGACACCGTCTTCTGTTTTCCAACTATATCTACTTTCAGCTGTCCAGGTGATTATTACTTTATCATAGTTTTTATAGTTTTCCAAAAAGTTAGAATATATCCACCAATTATCACAACCACCTTCTCCGTTGGCAGTTATTTCCCAAGATGGATTAATTTGAGATAGTTGCGTATGCCAAGAAAAGTATGGATGATCTTCATGAAATTGAAGTGTTGGTTTTTTGCTAAGGATCCGTTCAGCTAGTACATTAACAGGAACATAGTTGTGGACATAACTGTCACCTATAATTAGTATCTTCACGTTCTTTTAGGTTCCCTGGATTATCGATATGCCATTGAACCCAATATGCATCTCGTTCGTTTTGTGACAGTCTTAGTTCTTCATGTTCCTTGATTTTAGTAACATAATGTTTCATAAACTCATCAGTCATTATATTGCCTTCATATTTCCAACAGTTTTAGTTATTCCGTTTGGTTTTTTGTATCGCATTCCAGTACTGGTTGCTTTACGAGGATCAATTTTATTACTGCTACCATCAAAGTTCATATTTACTGCCATGTCACCTTTGCTTATCTTAGCATTGGTTACACCTTGCTTTTGTCCAATACCAGCAACTTGTGTCTTCTGTATATTGGCGCCGCCAGCCTTTGTAGTGTTTACTGTTTTGATACTACCATCAGCATACTGTGTAGTCTGGTTTCCACCAATTTTTGGAGTTGCTCTTGATATCTCATTACCGCCGACTGTTTTAGTTGTGCCTGCGCCTGTTCTAGTAATAACTGGTCTATTACTGTTTTCACTAACCTTAACGCCAGCCTTCTGTGCAATTTCTTTAAATCCATTAATTGTTGAGATGTATGTCATTACTTTAGCCTTAACTTCATCAGCATCAATACGTTCAATGAAACTTAATACTTTCTTTGCTGTGCTTGGTCTAATCTTACCGATGGCACCGTTATAAAATCGTACGGAAAAAGGGTTGTCATCTTTGCGAGATGCTAAATTGTTTATTACAGATACAACATCACTCTGTTTAACAGGAGCCTCCATTGCTGTAATCTCATCTATAGTAGACTCACTAAGTCCCATGTTAAAAAGCTGATGAACAGCACCGCCAGGTTGTTGCTTAGGCTTGCCACCTTTATTCATAGGAAATAATTTCTTAGCTTCTTTTTCTGTTTGTCCCACTTTTACGTCAACAGTTGTATTCACTCCCTGAACAATAACACCCTGTTCACTAATAATATCATTAATTCTCATTGTATGACTCCGTATCTCTGTTAAAAGTATTTATCGAATTAGTTATAAACATACTCTGCAAGTTCTGGATCAAAGTCCTCTAATTTTACTGTTCCATTTCTATCAAAGTAGTCTACAAACTTTGTCACTACTTCCTTTCTATGGTTGCTTTCATTATAAGGCTTTTTCATTTCCATAATTACATGATCTAATCCCATTATTCTTGACGAATGCTTCTCAAAAAATGATAGACTTTCTTCTCTAAAATGCATTGGAATGTTTTCCATTAGTATTTCCTGCTTGTTAATAACAGGACGTACTTGTATCTGACTTAAAGGATATCTTTCATCTAAATACTCTATTAGCTTGGGAATACTTCTAACACTAAACGCATTGGCAGTAATATCAAATACTCTTAAGTTGAATTCTTTATAGTACTGATCCATAACGGCAAGTTTATCTTCCCAAACAGTTTCTTGTCTAGTCCATTCATCTGACTTTTCCCAGCCATCTACACTTAAACGTATACCAATCTTTAGTCCTTCGTATTGTTTTAGATCTTTTTCTCTTAACAGTCTAGTACCATTTGTGTTAATAACAAAACGGGCATTAGGTGCAAGACTACCAATACGTCTTACTGTATTAGCAAAGTTTCTAAGGTAAAACGGTTCACCACCTGCTAGATAACAATGCAATAGATTCTCATCAAGTGCCGAAATAATATTATCCCAAGCACGTTCGTCATTACTCCAGTCATAGTTTTTAGCAGAATACTTTTCCATCTCTGCATCTACTTTACCCTGACTCCAGCCAAAATGTTTTGCCATTTTAGGTATCTGTTGATAAATTCTATTACTATTACCACTGTAACACATTGTACATGAAAGATTGCATATGTTACCTATACGAAGATCTATAGCTCTGATCTCATCATCTAAGAACGGTACTTTACCGTCTTTAAAATTAAGTTGTCCTAGCATTTTAGTGCGGAAACTTCTAATACCTTGTGCTTCAGGTTCATAACATTTAAAGCAACCTTTAACATCTTTTCCTGTTGCAAACTGCTGACGTACGGCAAGCATCTCCGGTGACCTCCAGATGTCACTGAGCTTATGTTCTTTAATATGATATGGAAGTTTATGGTGACTGTTCTTACAACATAATGCAGTATAGCCGTCATTATCAATAAATGGATAATTAGATGTGAATACGCAGTATCTTTTGGGATCTCTTTTTATGTACATATTTCTTCTCGTAGTTTTAGATTAGGCAAGTTCACTTGGAACGCCAATATCTTTTACTGTGTTATTTCTAGTGAAAGCTTCGGTGATTCTGTTTACTATATCCTGTGGATAGTTTTTCTTTATCGCCGCTAATAATGATTCAAAACTGTCTAAGTCTGCTCCACTATCAAGTCCTAGGGTTTGTGCTATCTCATCTGCTTGTTTAAATGGTCCTGCCATTATTGTATTAGAGTTTTTCTTAGTGTAACCTTCACCACTCTTTTTAGGGACTGGTGTACGTTTAACACGAATTAGACCATCTGTTGGGCTCCACATATAACGTAGGCTTTCTTTGGGTCTTCCGTCTTCAATTTGTTCTGCACTATCTTGTCTATCATATATACCACATATACTTGCTAACAATAAGTTACGGAAAACACCTTTGTACTTACTGTCGTTCTCATGTGGTGAATGATAATATGTCTTTAACCAGCCCGGATCGCCTGGCATAAAATCTACCTGTACGAATCCTGTACGTGGTCTACCATCTGTTTTAGTTCCGTCATAATCTTGTATTTGTACCTTTGTCATAATAACACTACTTTGAGCAATATCTTTAATATCTGGTGTACCCTTTAGCTTTGCTAAGAATTCTGGAATCTCATCTCGTTCTATTTTTAGAGCAACATCAATGTCTCCACTGAACTGTCTCTTACCAACGCTTCCTAAAACATTACTCATTAGGTCCATACCTAATGCTTTTTCTAGCTTTGCCAGTGTGGGTTCAATTTCTGAAATGTGAATTGCACCCACACCAGGCATCGCTCCCCCCTCGACGATAGATAACTTGTTACCTACCGAAGAAACGTCTTCATAATAATAATCTTTACCATCAATATCCCAATAACCTCGTTTTTTAATACGTTTGCTTCCAGAACTAGTGGAATAATTATCTTTATTAATTGACCTAATAGCATCATCAACTTCTTTGTTACCAGTTCTACCCATGAACTTATCAAAATTAGTGCCACCACCCATCTTAGTGGTTGCTTCATTGTTCTTTTGTTTAGTCAGGGCTTTACCACCTGCTATCACAGCCGCCACTGTTTGTGCAATTGCTTCTGGAGTTGTACCTGAAGGCATATGTGAAGCCGCTTTCTTTATAGAGTCTATTCCTATTTTAATTCCACGTTTTGCTAATAGTCTACTTGCAATTGCCAATGCTCCAGAAATTATTGGATAATATTCTGTTATTTGATCTTCTACTGCAAATTCTTGGTTACTTGTTTTGAAGTCTGCTTTACGCATTATTGTTTTAGCAACTAAGTCTAGTTCTTGATTTGTTTCGTCCCAACGCAACGCAAATGGCATATTAATATTCGTTGCCATATCTCTCATTACTGCTTCAGTATCAGGACCCATCTGTGCAATAGGCTTACCCCAACGTTTAAATTCTTGTTTGAATAAACGGGTTAGTTCACTCTGTGTAATCTGTTTGATATTGCGTTCATCATTAACTCTATCTAAAAAGTGACGAGTAAACTCTACATCAATACCTACTTTAGAAAACAAACGGTCAGCAAAGATTTCTAGCTGATCAATATCAGCCTGTGTTACTGGTTTGTCTACTTCATTAATTCTCATTCGTAGTTCCTCATACTACTATTTAGCAGGATCAGACATGTGTTGTTTAATCGCTTTAGCAGTACGTTCAAACTTGTGATCCTTGTGTTTAAATCCAACACCACCTGCCGCCTCCCATTTATTAACATTCTGACCAAAGTCATCAATTAATATGTTTGGTGATCCGTCGCTATTAATTGCATATGGAGTTTTGTTATGTGTAATAATAATTTTCTCTGGTGGAAAGAAACTTAGATTCTTGTCAATCCATTCTCGTTTGTGTGGTTCGCTATTGGGATCATCTGGCAATGGACTACTTAGTATAGTATAACTACCTTTTAGATCTTTAATCATACCCAACAAGTTTTTTGCCTGTGGTAGTAGTGGCAAGTCTAACCAAAAGTCTTCTGTGTCTCTAATTTTTTGTAGTGCAGGTTCAATGTCTTTTACCTTACGCCAATCACTACCTATCAACTTCTTCCATTCTCCGAAAAAGTCTGCTAGTACTCCATCCATGTCTACAAATACTTGTGTTGAACTAGTAACATCTGTTAGTACTTCTTGAATACTTTCTTTCTTGCCACCCTTCATGTTCGCACACCAGTGATACATCTTACCTTTTTCTGTTCCACTATGTTTCTTTGCTAGGGCTCTAAGTTCAGTAACTGAGCCACTACAACTAGCACCTGCACGTTTTACTCTGCCCGGTGAACTCGTTGCTTCTGATAATGAACTAGCATCTACTAACCAAACCTTTGCTTCGCCTTCATGTGTAATGAGTCCTATTAGTCTAGTATTACCTGCGACTAGATCATATGATCCATCGGGTTGCTTGACTACTATAGGCATTTCAACTGTTCCAGATCTAAATGCTTTTTTAAGACGTGCTACTTTATCAGGTTCTAAATCACTTAATTTTTCACTGCCATCAGCACCTGTGTTGCCGATTTTATGTATATTGCTTTGGTTGATTGTTACTTCTACACCATTTTGTGCAAAGTCTTCCCAGCCTTGTTGTCCTAGTTTTTCTATATACGGATAACGATTTGCTTCTTCCCACTCTACATCAAATTGTGGCTTTACCATACTTATTGATTCTGTAACTCTGTTATGTAACTGTGCAATTTTGCTTAGTGTATCACCTTTTTGTACAATATATTTGCTACCATCAGGCAGTTTAATCTTCTGACCTATGCCAATCTTATTGACGTCAGTAATCTTATTCATCTTTGCCAAATCAATGTATGTTAGTTTGTTGGCTTTCCTTTTAGGTTTAGGAATTGGTAATGGTGGTAATACATTTAAGTCTTTTGGTTTTGGTTTTGGTAATGGTGGTAATACATCTAAGTTTTTTGGTCTTGCCTTTGGAAGAGGAACATCTAATTTTTTTGGTCTCAGCTTTGGAGCAGGTGATCTAAATGGTGCATTTTTACTTGGAGTGATTGCAGTAGTATTGTTGTCATCATCATCTATAATAGCATTTATTGTACCTTTATATTTCATTACGCTATCAGCGTAATTATTTGCCCCTTTGTTGTTTCCTTTTTTAGCACCTGGGCCACCATTATACATAGCAAGTTGTTGTTGTGTATTCTCAGCACCATATCTATCTCTCATCATCATAAGATAACGAGCACCAGCATCAATGTTATCATCAATGTTGTTTTTCATATTATCTACTGTATATGATGTTTTATAATAATCGTTAACATCCTGTAAGGCAGGTAAACGCACTTGGAATACGCCATGTGCATGATTCTTTTTATCTGTATCTCCAGTAAGACCTGTTCGGATTCTAGTTTCTTTATATGCTATAGATAGTAAAAGAGCCGGATCGATGCCATGTTCAACTGCTTTGTCTTTAATTTTTTGAATCAGTGACCGATCTATACTTTTTGACATTACTTCTTTTCACAGTCGTTAACACGCTTGCCTTTGTTTTTACCTGTACCTGGCTTAGTGCCTACTTTTTTATAACCGTCCCAACATTTATCAGGACCAGCAACTTCTGAAAGTCCTGCTAGTTTCTTTAGACGTGAGAGTTCAGCTTCGTTAACATCACTATACAAGTTCTGTAATTGTGATAAAGGCATGTCAGCAATATCTTTATCATTAGGATTTCTATCTTTTAATTTTCCTAAGTTAGGATTAATTGGAGGAACACTAATGCCTCTAACTTTTACAGTTAATTCTCTTTGTATCTGTGTTTTCTGCTCATCATCTAAGCTATCAAATATTTTATGAATCATATCCATATTGCCTGCTGATGCGTTTATGTTATATGATTCATCTTGCTTTCCGTATGTTTCGCATGGATCCTTTCCACAACCACAATTTTTCTTCTTCATAATTTTTCCCTCTATATTTCCTCTAGGTAAGATTTAGCACCTTCCCAGAAACTATTATGTACAGTTCCAATTCCGCCCATTACTCGTTGCATGTCTGCAGGCGTTTTGTTGGGCATTTTAAAGTTTGCATAACGGTAGCCTGCTTTATGTCCACCACAATCAACTGTACACGGATAACCTTTAAACATTAATCCAATTGCTTCATTAACACAATCATCACAACAATCTGTAATTTCGTGTATTCTCATTTACCACTTCCTACATGACCAATAACGTGCTTTAGTCTTAGGTCCTGGATTATCACAATTATGTCTAGCTCTAAAACTTTTACGAGCTTTAGGATTATTCTTTCTAATTTTCATTGCTTTACCTTTAACACTTGATCCGCCATGTCCAAAGTTTACTTTTTTAACATTTCCAGTCTTTGGGTCCTTGACATATACTTTAAACTTTTTAACATCACCCTGCATGGGTTTGTTTAGTTTAACAGTACGTCCTTGATATTCCGCTTCAAAAAGATCGTTTTCATCAATACTATAAGCCAAGTAACCATATGCTTCAAAGAATTCATCATCATCGTTGAATGTTTCTTCTGTCATAGGCTTTGTTTTTACATCTAAAGCCTTCTTTCGTTTCATATATTTACTTGGTTTACCTAGCTCTTTAAAGTTAGGTAATTTTGGATCAGGTGTTACTAGTCCTTTTTCCATTAAGTCTTTTGCTCTCATTTGTTTTTCCTCGGCATTGGATCTTCACCAGTTAATTTAGGCTGTGAAAACCACAACTTAAACCACTCGTTAGTCCCAGGTTGTATCTTATTTTTTCTCATGTATTCACCTTTTTCACTACCAATGTTACTTAGGTTTTCCATAGAAGTAGTCTCAGGTTCCACACTAGTACCGTCTTTATTAACGATACCTGCTAGATACTTGAGTCTATATACTTCGTCCATATTCATAGTAATACACCTGTTGTTATAGTGTATTTATACTTTTCTTGTTTCTTCTTCGAATGCTATACTGGCTAAGTTCTTACACTTGCTTTCGCACATAATATCAAAGTCATTACGGAAACTACCAGCCCATGTGTTAACTGCCTTGTTAGGATAGTAGTCACTGTGTGCTCTAAGTTTGGCTTTCTTGTGTCCTGCTTCTAATAGTGTACCGAAGTCTTGCATTGTATCGTGTGTAAACCCTTCAGGTAAATGTTCTGTACGACTGTATGAATAATGTAGGGCAGGCCTTACACCACGCCAGCTATCGATTACGCGAAGAACTCTATCGTCGGTGGGTAATATGTATTCTCCTTCACGGCACCAGTGATGGTGTATGTCAAGTACGAGTGCGACATCATCGGCAAGTTCGAGACTGTCTTCGAGCCCCCATGCGTTCTCGTCATTCTCGATTGTAATAGAATTTCTCGCCTCCGGAGATAATCTTGGGAGGATTGCTTTGATACCGGCAGGACCTTGTCTACCGGATATATGGACATTGCATTTAAAGTCCTGGAAGGTGCGTCCGAAACCCATCCACCTGATGACATCAACATGATATTCAAACTCCTCTATACTACGTTCTACTATTTCCGGGTTGTCGCTCGCAAGTACAGTAAATTGGCCTGGGTGCATCGATAGTCTGACATCGAGGGCTCTTGCTGATTCGCCAACCTTTGCAAATGTTTTCTCTGCATATGCGATAACGTCTGGCTTTTTCCAGAAGTACGACCACTCATGCTGAGTATATACAGGCAAAACATCACTGCCCAGCCTAACCATTCTTTGTTGTTGAGGTAAAGTTCCAACATACTCTATTAACTTTCCGTATGAATCAGCATTATGAACCATCAAGTCCCATAGCCGTTCTTCTGCAACATCACGTGTCTGTCTATTAAGCCACTGTACTGTTGTACTGCGAGTATTTAGTGGACGTTGTATTTCATCTAATAGTTTCTTGTTCTGTGTTTGATCAGGATGCATATACTTACATGCGAAACCTACTCTGCCTATAGTCATAAATTACACCTTACTAATGATTACAATATATAGTAACATGTATTTGCTATACTGTCAAGTCCATTCACTAGTTTCTTTATCAACGATTGGAACATTATCTGATATGCGAACAAAGTCATATTTACTTGCTTGTGCTATAAAATTATCAAAGTTATGTCCTTGAAACATTTTGAACGATATGTTTTTGTTATATGGTGTTTGGTTTAGGAAGTTAAGAAACTTGTTTAACAGTTTGTCGGATACATATTCATGATGTAGGGATATTGAAAACATACTGTATTGGTGTAATTCTATAAGTCTTTTTATACTTGTTGTACCGTTAGTCATAATTAGTATACGTTTACGTTCAAGCATACTATCCAGATACTGTACAAATAATAGTAAATCAGGCAATAGGGTAGGTTCCCCACCACTAATAACTATTCGTACACGTCTATGTTTGTGTGGTGTTAGAATATCTGTCGCCATTTGCTTCAGTTCATCTAGATCTGGTAATGGACTGTGATTATCATGTATTCTTGGTGGACAGTAACTACAATCATAATTACAACGCTTTGTTGGAGACCAGTCTAATAGTAATGTGCTTTCAGTTATTTTACGAGATTCAGCAACAGCAATAATTTTACCTGACTCATATTCAGGAAAGTCAAGTAGATTACTATCTAAAATCTGTGACTCAAACATGCGTAAAGTTTGTTCATTAATGGCTTTGGGTATCTCTATATCCTCACCACACCAACAATTTATTTTGTTACAGATAGTATCTATGTTGCGACATATACTTGTGTGTATTTGTTTTTGCGGAGTTACTATGACATTGTATTTTCCCAAGTCACAAAACCAATCCATAAAGTTTGTGATCTTCATACGTTTTAATACATTAAAGTCTGTGCGATATAATCCAGTATCAGTTTTTACTAATAGCATCTGCACCTACGTCTTTTCTAACACTACGATATACTTTATCTGAAAGAGTGATCTGTTGAATTTCCCACCATTTTTCTATTTCTGCTGGTTTAGGTTTTCCGACATTCTGTAGAATAAAGAAATCTAAAATAGTTTGGTTTGCATTTTCCATTAATTTAAAGTTAACTTTTTTTGGATATGCCATTTTCAATTTTAGAAGTTTATTTAGATGTTCAGTAGTAACGTACTCATTATGTAATGTTATTTGTAGATATGCTAACTTACATAGTCTTTCAAGTACATGCCACTTTGCACTACCATTTGTATCAACTATAACTTTTTTAATATTATCATTATGTTCTAATAGCCACTTAACTATTCTGTCTATTTCCGATAACATAGTAGGTTCACCGCCGCCTAGTTTAATAGTTATGTTATTACTTTCAGGAAGTTTGGCTTTTAAGAACATTTGTTTAAGTTCGTATGGTGATTTCTTATTAGTATTTCTGTCTGTTCTCCATGCTGGATTACAATAACTACAATCCCAATTACAGTTCTTAACAGGATTCCAATTAACACGAGTTTCAACTTGTGGTTTTAATAAACTATCATCACCAATAGCAATAATTTTACCTTTATGCATATTATATGGTTGTGTATCTTCGACACTAGCCATAACCAAGATTTTAAATTCTTCAAGTATTTCTGGAGTTTGTGCCTTAGGTAATCGATAATCTGCTGGGTGTGAACATAAATCATTTGTACATATAACATCTGTAATACCACACATTGCCTCGTTATCTCTAGCAATTACTCCGTTTGCCTGTATACGAAATGCTGTATCTACTTTATTACATACGAAGTTATTGAATGCGAAGCAACTCTTTGGAGAAGGTGGGTACATGTTTTTAACATCTATGGTAAACAGTTTCTTATCTTCTGTGAGGCAATAAATCACTATGTTACCGTTCTTATATAATTTTATTTTTGGAAAGAAATTCCATTACTTCCTTGTTTGGAATATCTCTTGCTCTTCTATGACTTTCTGGAAGGTTATCCCAAGACTTTAATGCTGGGTGCGTTTTTTGTTTGCTGTTAAAGTAACTGCCACAACGCCAGCCTTCTTGTATTTTATTATCTACCCAGCGATTGTGTTCCCACTTTTGGATATCGTTGGTTACTTGGGTTTTTATTTCCTCTTCAATATGAATTGAATTGTTAAATTCTCCAAACCCATTATCAGTAAACTGATTACTTATTTCTATATCACAATCTGATTGATAAGAATAACTCCATGCTTCAACTATAAAGGAGGCCTCATCAGAAGTCATATCACGAGTTAACGGAACAATGTATGCATGTGGAAGATCATCTTCCATATAGAGTCCGTATTCCATTGCAATAGAATTACCGTTTAATTCATAACTGTAAATTGTATTTTTTGGAGCAAATTCTCTAACTATCTGATACCACTTTAGAGCTGTGTCTGATGGTAAATGTTCATTTGTTCTTAACATAATATGATGTTGATACATAATTTCTCTCTATTTCCTACTTTTACTTGATCCAGTATATAAGCCAAACCATGCCGCTCCAGCACCTACAACAATACTAATTAATCCTGACTGTTCCATACTTGGATTTGGCAATGCCATATACCATATAACACATTTGTATAGTAGTATAATATATGTTGTAATAAAGACACGTGGAAAAATTCTCCAGGCATCTACTGCTCTTGCCATATGGATTATCTTTACATATGGATTAGGACCTAAATCCTTAACAGTTGTATCTACTTCTAGATCTAACTTTACTTTTCTTGTTGTACTATCTGTAGAACTTACTACAGTTGCATCTGGTTTAGTAACTGGTTTTGATACTTTCTTTGGTTTTGCAACGACTACATCATCGTCATCTGGTATTCCCATTCCTGCCATTTTGTATTCCCCCGTTTCTTATATTTATTATAGATCGCCTGCTGTAACAGTTGCACTAGCGAATATTCCGCCTGTTGCCTGAACTGCGGCTTCTATTGTTGCTTGTGTCCATGCTGATTGTTCAACATAGATATTAAATGCATGTGTTCCGCCACCTGATACAATCTTACCACATCCTAAAACTGTGCCTAGCATTTGAACTGCTTCTACTAGTGCTTCCATATCTTCACCAGGTGAAGCTTCTGTACTTGGATCTGTAGTCATTCCTGCTACATTCCATACTTGAATCTCTGTACCGAAGTTTACTACATTAAACTGTACTTCGTTTGCTGGATTTCTTGTTGCCATTTCATGACTCCTTCTATTATATCTGTATTTATATAAAAAAAGACGCCACATAAAAATGTGACGCCTTTAATATTAGTTGTATAATTTCTAAGAGCTTATATTTTATAGAGCTGCTTTAAAATCTGCTACCACTGTTAATGTAATGTCAGTTGCGTATGCAGCTGCTGATTCATCAACGTCTGCTGAACCTTGTACTGCAATGTGCATTCCAGCGTCTGTACCGATTGTTCCATCTGTTCCAACTACTGTGTGTGTCATCGCTAGTGCGTTACATACTGTGTTTAGTTCTGCTTGGTCGTGGTCGCCTGTTCCTTTTGCAATTGACATAATTTGTGTTCTTGCGCCAATTCCTGATCCGATTGTTACGTTTGCCATTTTTATGACTCCTTATTTGTTATCTGTGCTTTTGCACTATACTTATTTATCTTTTTACCTCAGAAATGTCTAGAAATACTGTCCAATCTATAGTCTTAGACGCTTCTCCAGTAACTACAATCTTTAGATAGTCAGCTGGATCATCTGCTGTGAGAGCTGCAGACCAGTTAGAACCACTGTCTTCTGCTATTGTTTCTAGAATATTTGTTCCTATTAGGCTAGTAGTACCTGCTACATTCTGTATTAAGCCAGTTATGTTAAAGGCCGCTGTATCTGTACCATCAGTACAAACAACAGTTGCTTTAAATTTTGCTGTGGCTCCACTTGCTATTTCAATCTTTCCTGTACCATTATTTAAATATATTTCTGTTGGTGTTGCATCAGTAGTTTGTCCTGCTAATACAATATTTCTATCATTAACTACAATACCACCTGATGTTGTAATTGTGCTTTTTATTTCTTCACCAGCATGTAAATCGCCAGTTACTAATCTAATTGCACCAGTTGACCATTGATCATCAGCTTCTTCAAATAGTAAGGATACGTTTGCTTCTGTTCCTCTATCAATTTCAATACCAGCTGATCCTAGTGTTACACCTGCACCTGCTTCACCCTGGTTTAGTACAATAGTATTATCTTTAAGTTCTGTATTAGTTGTATTAAGTGATGTTAATGTACCTAATACTTCTAGATCACCACTTACAGTTACATCATTAAATGTTACGTCATCTGTTGTACCTACTGATTGTCCAATATCAATAGTTACTGCATCAGTGGCAACAGTTGTTGTTACGCCTACACCACCAGTAAATGTTAGTGTATCAGTTAATAAACTTACTGTATCAGTACCAGTATCACCAGCAATTGGTAAATCACTACTTACTGTTGCTACTGTTGATCCAGTAATTCTACCCTGTTGATCTACTGTAATTACAGGAATTTCTGTTCCACTACCATATGATCCAGGAGTTACTGCTGTATCATCTAAGTCTAGAGTTCCTGCAGTATTTGTTATTGCTGTACCACCAGTAATTGCTGTCTGGGCTCTAGTATCTGTAAAATATAAATTAGTTCCTTCAGTTAGATTAGTTGTTGTTGATGAAGTTTCATCTAATAGTTTAATCCAATTGCCAGCGTGTGCAAAGTAACCTTTTCCTGTTGCATGAACATGAGCAAACATTCCGTGATATGTTGTTGCATTTGGTAAGTCGCCTTCTGTTGCAAACATATTTGCAAACTTAACTATTTCACCATCTGTTGCTGCCAAGGCTCTTGCATCTGTAAAATATAAGTTTGTTGTACCTTCACTAAGAGCATCTGTATCTGTGGCTGTAAAGGCACTATCGAATCTCGCTTGTGTATAATATAAGTTTGTGCCTTCTGTTAAATCTGTAGTTGTAAACGGAGCAAGTGTTACAGTTGCGGTAAAGTTTCCACCGTCTGCTGTATCAATATCAAGTACACCAGTTGCTGTATCATAATCAAAATCAGTAACACCAGCAACACTAACTGTTGATGCCGCTGTAATTTGTCCCTTTGCATTAACTGTAATAACTGGTACTAGGCTTGCACTACCATATGACGCTGGAGTAACGGCTGTATCAGTTAGAGTAAAGTCACCAGTTGCACTATTAAATGTTATACCATCACTTGCAGTAACGGCCGCTCTAACTCTTGCATTACTAAAATATAAGTTTGAACTACCTTCTGCAAGTACATCTGTTGTTTTTCCACTTAGGTATGTATTGACTGAGCCTTCAACAACATCATCAGTATCGAATTGTGAGAAATCAATTGCAAGTGTAAGTAAGTTACCTGCATCATCATATGTTTTTGTTAATCCAGTACCATCCACAAACAATGCGTTAACACGATCATCTACACGTTCATTGTTAAAGAATAAGTTTGTGCCACCTTCTAGTAGGTTATCAGTTGTAATTGTACTTAGAACATATGTCTGTACAAATGATTCTGTTGCATAACCTGTTAAGTTTGGAATAGCTGGTTTATTTGTTAGATCTGTATAATCTCCGCTAAACAATGCAGGTAGATTATCCAGTTGTGTATAGTCTAGACTTGAAGTAATGTTTGCTAAATTAACAGTATCAATAACTGAGCTATCTGTACCATTAACTAGATTAAGATTAGTACCACCTGTTATTGATAATTCCATATTATCTGAACTAGCTGGTATGTTTGTTAAATCACTATAATCACCACTAAAGAGAGTAGGCTTGCCAGTTAGATCAGCATATGCTCCACTAAATGTACTAAAGCCACTTACGTCTGCAGGACTAAAGAGAAATACACCTGTTGAGTTATTATATGTTAAACTACCACCACCGGCGGCGTTTGCAATAGTAACACTTATGTCTGTTAGGTCAATACCTGATCCACCAACACCTGTTGAATCACTTGCTGGTTCCCATTGTGTGCCGCTCCATTTAAGTACTTGTCCAGCACTAGGAGTTGTACTTGCTACATCTGTTAGTCCACCTAATGCACTGGCTCCGCCTCCTGATGCTGTTGTAAAACTAAAGTTGCCCGAACCATCCGTTGTTAATACTTGTCCACTCGTCCCGTCCGTTATTGATAAATCCGTAATGTCTGTTGGGATAGTTGGGGCTCCAGTTAGTGATGCATATGCACCATCAAATAATACTGGTGGTGTGTATGTTATAACACCTGTTACGTTATTGTATGATAGAGTTCCGTTACCCGATGCTGAATCTTGTGTTACACTGATATCAGTAAGAGCGATTCCGGCTCCACCGCCAGAAGTTGAATCAGCGGCCGGAGCCCATTCGGTTCCGTCCCATTTAAGTACTTGTCCTGTGCTAGGTGCTGTTGTGCTTACATCTGATAATGCACTAAGTTCACTTGCTCCAGCGAATGTAACTACACTCCAGTTACCAACTGCGTTTGGCATAGCACCAGTGGCAGCATTTCTTGACTCGCCAACTAATAGGCTATATTTATAATATGTATTGCTAGTAAAAGAACCGTAACCTGTCTTAAGATATACAAGCATACCTTCTTGTAGTCTTTGTCCAGTAATATCAGTAAGCGTATCTCCTGCTCCACCACTGGCAAAACGTAGAGCTCCACGAATTTCTGTATCCAAAACAATTGGATGATTTGAACTCGGGCTCCAGGTTCCCGGCCATTGGTTTCTTGTTAAACCGTCATAAACTGCCATTAACTAATCCTCACATAAGTTTGTCCAGGCTGGAGTGTTAATCCATATAGTGTGTATTCTTCAGCAGTATAATCTCCGGCTGGACTACCCGGTGCTAGATCAACTGTACTTCCTGTTGTAGGAGTGACATCTGATAACAACGCACTACTGATACCTGTTTTAAATGCTGTGGGTTGTGATGCTGATGTTCTAACTGCCATCCAAAAACCTTGTGGAACGGCCGCGGAGTTGGTAATAAATGTGTCTATACTCTTTGTCTGATTACCTAATTGTGTTACACCAGCAACAAACGAACTACCTGAAACAATATCACCTACTACTGGTACTGTACCAACTGATGCTGTGAATACATATAAACTAGGATATGTAAATGATGCTGAAATTGTTGTATCTTGTGCTGTATCAGTGGCAGTATAACTCGTGCCTGTTACTGCCGCTGGACGAGTAAAGACTGTAGAAGCACTAACACTTCTTCCAGTATTGTTATCTTTGTGTATTGCATCAGTAAATGTAAATGTTCCACTGCCAGTGGTACTTGATACTGCACCACCTGTCGATGTTACTGTTGTAACTGCGTTTGAAGGAGTGTATAATCCTGTAATGTTAACTGTATAATCAATAGTTGAATATGATTCTAAAAATGTTTTACCTGTTAGACTACTAAATGATATTGTACTATTAGCATTTTGCCAGTTCCAAGTTATCGCATTCGTTGTTGTCCAAGCCGCAGCTGAATTATCATTATATCCTATTGTTGCACCAGCAGTACCACCTGTTAAGCCAGTACCATTACTTGTAATAACGGCTGTTGCATTCGTAGTAAATGTCTGTGTCCAATCTACACCACCTGCCGGTGTTGCACTTGTTCCTGTTGTTGTATAATCTGATAAAGTTGTGTGTACGCCAGTTGCACTTGTTATTGATGCTACTTCATTAATCCATTTAGTTGTAAAATCACTTGGGTTATCTATTGTTACTGCAAATTGTGTTGCCGCAACGTCCCAACTTAAACTCTGTGCAGTAGCACTAACTATAGGACTGAAGTTTGCTAATTCTATTTGTAATTTACCGTCAGCATCAAATATTGTGCCTCTTACTGTAAATGTTGTTCCTGATTCTGTAAATGTATCTGTAGTACGAAATTGATTTTCAGCACCACTTGTTGCCCAACCAATTGGACTCTCTGCTCCTATAACTGGTGGAGTATATGTAATTACACCTGTTACGTTATTATATGAGATATCTCCATCGCCTGATGCAGATGCTTCAGCACCTACACTAATATCAGTAAGTGAAATACCTCCACCGCCAGCACCTGAGTCTGCCGCTGGTGCCCATTCGGATCCGTCCCATTTTAATATTTGTCCAGTAGTTGGTGCTACATTGCTTACATCAGTTAAATCACCTACTGCTTTATCTGAATCTAGTAGGCTACCTGTATCTGTTAGATCACTTACGTCTGCAGGTATACTGGCTGTAGTGGCAAAACTACTTAGATCTGGTGGAGTATATGTAAATACGCCAGTTGAATCGTTAAAAGAAACATCACCATCACCACTAGCTGAAGGTTCTGCCGCAATACTCAAATCAGTGAGTGCAATACCGCCTCCGCCACCGCCGAGTCCAGCAAGGCTTACACTATTACCATCGCTTAATGTTAATGTTGTTCCTGAAATACTAAGTGTTTGTCTAATACCTGCTAGACTAACATTATTACCATTTGTAATTGAAAGTGTTTCACCATCAAATACTAGAGTCTGTGCAGTTACTACTGGTTTATTTGTTAAGTCGTTATAATTACCACTAAACAAATTGGGCTTGTTGGTTAATGAATTATAGTCACCATCAAAAGCATCTGTAATTCCATAACCTGCAAGAGTAGTTGGTGTACTTGTTAAACTACTAAACAGTCCATCAAAATTGTTTATTCCAGCAATCTTACTATCAACACTTGTTATAGTGTCGTATATTGATAAGTCAACTTCAGCACCTTCAATACTTGCATTCGCAATAGCATTAATAACATACTGTTGTGTAGTAAAAGGTATGTCATTAGTTAGGTCACTGGTGTTTACTGGTATTAGACGTTGCGGAGCAGTCTCAAATAAATTGAGAGTCGCATTCCAATATAACATATCTCCTTGAGCTACGTTAGATTTTATATCAATACTAGATGGAACGCCCTGCGTTACGCCGGTTGAATATGCATTAATTGCCAACTTGTGTCTCCTCTATTGTATGTATTTATACAACCGAGGCTTCAAATTACAAGGACAATCTTTTCTAATCTTCCATGTGTCGCTGATACATAGCTGGCCGCAACTAGGTGGCTACGATCTACTTTTCCTCTTACCCATACAAAGTTTCCAGTGAAACTTGCACCTTCTGTTTTTGTTGTCTGGGTAGAGAATTCTATGTAGGGTGTTGATAGGGTTAATTCAATGTCAAACCAATCAGCTTCTGTAGGTGCTTCGACAAGAGTTGCTTGTAGAAAAATTCTACCAATGAAGTTAGATACATGAAAACTTACAGTATGTAAGCCATCACTATAGCCATAGTAACCATCACCTTTGTGCTTTTCTCCGGTGTACGATAGTTCTTCTTTATTAGTTAGAATTATGATTGAATTTGCCATTCACTTAGTGTCCTTGATTACTTGATTCAATTTCGATTAGTGCATTGCCACCAGCTAATTCTTTAACTACTGCTTCCAATTGTGTAACTGCTTCAGCCGATAGAGCTGGTCCAGATTCTGCATTGTCTTTGACTAATTCACTGACCTTAACTACGATTATACTTTCGTTAATTTTCGCCATAGATGAAATCTCCTTTATTATAATAGTATTTATGCAAGATCTTTTATTTCATCGTAGGTCACTGCTTCAGTAATACAAATGGGTATCGCTTTACTAAATGTTAGTTTGAATAGCATTAATGATGCTTCATCATTAGTGTATATAATAGGAAGTCTTGTCTTAGCATCACTATAGTAGTAACCTTCTGATGCACGGAACCTAGAATCTTTTCGTTTAAATGATTCTTTAATAAACTTATCAGCATGTTGTAGATCTTTTTCATCAGTCTTCTCTCCCCAACGTCTCCAACTTGAACACTCTAGTTTATATCTATATTGATTGTACCATTTTGCTGGTCTAATAGCCATAGTATGATCACCATCCAATAGGTGAGTTGCATGTTTTTCATTCATTGGTGTATGTACCTCCTCATAAGGGTAAAGTTTTGTTAATCCTTCTAAAAGTTTTGCATCTGTTGTGTATATAGTTGTCCACATAATAGCAAACTTCCCATCAAGTTGTCCATAACTATTGGATTGCCTATGGGGTCGTTCTATCATTGGAGCATATTTACCCACTTGATCAAATGGTCCTAGCTTAATACTACAATGATATTTACTATACCAGAGTTTGCTAGTTGGTTTCCATTTCGGGTTTTTTCTTAGATTGTTGTACAATTTTTTCAACCTCCTTGGTGCCGTGTTTAATTTTAACGATTTGGTTTATAGGATCGTAAGTGGCGTGAATCCAATCTACTTTGTTTTCCAGTAGTACTTTGGACATTGGGAGTTTTATCTTTTCATTAATAAGTCTACCCAATGGTCTCGCACCCATTATTGAATCAAAGCCTTTTTTCTCAAGATAAGAAATAATACTTTCATTCCATTGAATTTTGATAAATCTACTTGCAACATAACCTTCAATTTGTCCAAGAAACTTCTTAACAATACGTCTCATGTTCTCTGGTTTTAGTGCATCGAACTGTATTTGTCCATCAAGTCTGTTTCTAAACTCTGGTGCAAAGTAATTGTTAATTGCTTCTGTGACTGCTTTAGCATTGTATGAGTTTTCACTAAATCCAATACTAGACGTTGCACCTTCTCTTGCTCCTAAGTTGCTTGTCATTATAATAATACAGTTTTTGCCTGATACTTTTTTACCTGTTGAACTAGTAATAACTCCATCATCCATTAGTGCTAACATGACACTCATAATATCTGGGTGTGCTTTTTCTACTTCGTCTAATAGTAATACACAGTTTGGATTGTCTTCTAGTTCACTGATTAATAATCCATCACCTGCTTTACCGTCACCATGTCCTACATATCCCGGAGGGCTACCAATAAGTTTTGATACTGTATGTCTTTCCTGATATTCTGCCATATCATAACGTACAAGTTTCATACCCATTGCTTGTGCTAAACGTTTAGCAAGTTCCGTTTTACCTACACCGGTAGGGCCTGTAAACAAGTAACTACCAACTGGTTTATTAGGATCTTTAAGTCCTGCTAGGCTAACTGTAATGCTATTTGTTACTTTATCAATTGCATTTTCTTGTCCAAATACTGTATTCTTTAGATACTCCTCAACTTCACCATGTTTCTTAATAGTTTGGTCTTCGTTTTTAGTACCTAAGTGTTCAACAGGAATACCTGTTGTTCTAGCAACCTCGCTACGAATCTCTTCAACAGTAATACGTTTTATTTGTTGATCAGCTGGCAAAATTTTATTGTATGCACATGCTCTATCGATCACATCAAATGCTTTGTCTGGAAGTTTCTTATTAAAGATATATTGATCACTTAGATCAACTGCAAGTTCGGCGGCCTCTTTATCAATATCAACAACGTGATATACTTCATAACTAATTAATATGTTGGTAAGTATCTCTTTTGCTTCTTCTACAGTAGGCTCATTAATTTGAATCTTTGTAAATCTACGAGCTAGTGCTGATTCTTTCTCAAATACTTTTCTATATTCTTCATCTGTAGTAGCACCAATAACTTTTAGTTTGCCACTTGTTAATGTTGACTTCAACATATTACCAGCATCCATACTACCACCAGTATTACCTGCCCCGACAATCATGTGTATCTCATCAATGAATAGGATAACATCATCCACAATTTCAAGGGCTTCACCTAGTTGCTTCATACGTTCCTCAAAGTCACCTCTATACTTTGTACCCGCAACCATCTTAGTCATATCTAAACTAAGAACTTTCATTTTTATAATTGTTTCCGGAACATTACCTTCAACAATTAATTTTGCAAGTCCTTCAACGATAGCAGTTTTACCTACACCACTTGGACCAACTAATACTGCATTAGACTTTTTCTTACGAGCAAGTGTTTGTACTAGATCACGAAGTTCTTCACGTCTACCAACTACATCATCATAATCTGCACTTGCTTCATTCATATTAATTGTAAATTGTGCTAATACATCATCTGCTGCTTTTTGTGTGCTAACACTTTTGGCAGCCATTTCAAGTTCTTTAACTCTACCGCGACCATCCTGTTGTGCATCTGACATCCAGTTAACTAGTTTCGTCTTGTTTAAGCCTAGCTCATTAGTAAACTTTACACTAGCACTCTTGTCTTCAGTTAGGATACTTAACATAAGATCCAATTGATTAATTTTTCTCTTACCTTGAAATAGTGCTTGTGTTAATGCTCTATTAAAAACACGCTCTAACATCTGTGTTTTACGTGGTATAACTTCTTCCTGTGGATCAGTAATTAGTTCTCTACAATCCTCATTGAGGTGTAGCATTAGTGCTTCTTGAATGCCCTCACTATCAGCTTGTAGCTCATAGCACATTGTACGAATCATACTATCGTCTAATACTACTGCTGTCAAATGCTCAAGGGTAACATATTCATGTCCAAATCTTTTGGCTAGGCTAATTGCCTCCATTACAATGTTTTCAATATCTGTCATTATTTTTTAACCTTACTATAAATTTTGCTATGTCTTCTGGTGTGTTTAATACTGGTATGTCTACTTTTAAAAATATATGTAGATTACCCCTACGTCTTGTTTTACGATCTAATAGACCCATGCCCTCTAAAACTATAAAATTTTTATTCTTGCTTCCTGCTGGTATCCATAATTCTAATTCTTGTTCAACTGGTGATTGTATTACTACCTTACCACCTGTCATTGCTGTTATTATGTCTACATCTAAATACATTATAACATTCAATCCGTGTCTTGTAAAGAGTTTATGTGATAATTCTTTAATATTAATTATGTAATCTTTATTATTATGTTTTACTTTAAACTTTTCGTTTAATGTAGCACCTGCTGGAATCTTTGCTAGTAAGGCAAATCCCTCATCAGTATCAATAATATCACTAACACCTTCAATCTGTTGCTTAATAGAAAGTTTTAAGTTTACAAGTTTCGTATCTGGTTTTGTTAGTACTGGTACATGTGTACGTTTACGGAGTTGTTCGTATGCTGAGTGAATTAACTTAAAGTATTCTTCGTTACCTGTAGCCTTGTCTGGATGGTATCTGAAAGCCAAACGTTTGTATGACTCTTTAACTTCATCTATACTTGCACTTTGCGTCACCCCTAATATATCCCAGGGGTTACTACTTCTTCTCATTTCTCTCTCCCACATAACCGTTTTCTCTGTTATGTAAATGTATTTAATCTCCTGGAGAAGTATGTCTGCCAAAGAGCATTAAAATTAGAATAAAGAAGAGTCTTCTATACTTTTGTTAGCTTTATCGATTTGATCATCAATACCTTTATAGTATTGATCATAGGCGGCAATAATTGCCTGTTGTTGCTGGACTAGTGCTCTAATGTCACTAAAGTTTAAACCCAAGTTAGCATAACCATCTCCACTTAAACTAAAGAAACTAACTGGAACTCCATCTTTCTTTGCCTTAGCAACGATTTCCTCAAAGTTTTTTTCTGTAATAATTATCCAGTCTATCTTTCTCATCTTAACGACATCAACTGGTGGTAGAGTTAGTTCCGGTTTTTCTATTGGCTTAGTTGATACCTCTAATAATGAAATTGGAGTACCACTACATGCACCAAGATTAATCAGTAGTAGTGTTGCCAGGCCAAAGCCAAGGACACTCTTTATTGAATGTCTTACCATCTTTTGCTTCCTTCTCTTTTATTGTAAGTGGAGAACCACTTAGAATTTCAAAACAACGCCCTGCATTAATTGTGCCTCTATTGATAGCACGTTCTATACTTGGCGTTTTATTAATTGCTAGAATTCCTAAATCAATAGTTTCTAGTTTTTCTGCTAGTTGACTATTCTGAGCTCTAATATCTGCAAAGTCACTACTTACTTTCTTAAGTTGAGTATTAACTTTTTTCATATCTGCTTGAATACTAGCAATGGCTTGTTCGCTTGATTTAACGGCGCCATCTAACTTAGCATTATTGCTAGTAAGTGTCGCGATACGTTGCTGACTATCTTTATAATAAGCATAGCCACCATAACCAACACCACCTAGTATTGCTATGATTATTAACATTGCATATAGTTTTATCATTATTTGTACCTAAACGTTATTCGACCTTTTGTAAGATCGTATCCGGACATCTCAACATCAACACTATCTCCTAATAAAATCTTAATGTTGTTTTTTCGTATTTTACCACTAACTATTCCTAGTATAATGTGTCCATTCTCTAATTCTACTCTGAACATTGCTTTTGGCAAACATTCAACAATAATACCGGAAAACTTGACTAATTCTTCTTTTGCCATTTAGTAAGTGTTTAAGAACTTCATTCTCTCAGCAATTTCTTTTGCTTCTGGATTGTGTTCTGTCTCATACTTAACTGGAGAATCTAATACACTTGCTTGATAAGAATCTTTATTAAATTGTTGAGGTTTTTTGTTCTCATAACTAGTGAACATCCAGTCCTCAATCTCATTGTCAACTCTTTTGGTGTCTTCCAGCATTGCTTCAATCTTTTTAAATGCTTCTGAATCTCTTTCCATTTCAACAAATACAGTATACTTGCCTTCTTGATCTGGTCCTGGGCTTACATCTACATCTAATGTCTTATGTCCTGTTTCCAAAAACTGACTTAGATCTTGTGCAGGTCCTTCGTCCATACATTTAATTGCTAGGACAATAATCTCTGAGTCTTTGCCAATTTTACTTTTGTATTGATCAATACTTACTGTGGTATCTATTAATGCTTTGAGATCATTATTCTGTACTGATTCTTTAATACTAGTATCGTTGCAATTACAATGTTCGCAGTCTGCTGAACATCCACAATCTTCTCTTTTAACGTCTGCACCGCAACACTTGTCTGAACAATGTGTGTCTCTTTCTGATTCTTTAATCTGATCTAAGGGCATCATCATCTCCTAATCCATCGTCATATGCGTCTTCAACTGTTTGTGTATCAATTGATAAGTCATCAATTTTAACTTTATCTGATGTCATTGAATCTAAGAAGTTTCTAGGTAGTTCCAATGTTACTAACCAAATAGGACGCTTGATCTTTTTTGCCGCTGGCATATCAGGGCGTCTTTCATCTGGCTTATCTGAAACATCATCTGGTGTTACTAATTTTGCGGCTGTAATAAGCTCGTCTTTGGCAAAGAAAACTTTACCACCTTTTGCCATAATACGTTCTGCACCTGCAGGGTCTGGCATTAACTTATGTGGATACATAAGAGTTAGTGTTACCCAGTAACGTTCGATATCTGGGCCGTCTACTATTTCGCCCTCAATCCAGTTTTTGTAAGCATAGATATTTAAACTATCCAAAACACTATCCACTTGAAGTAGAACATCAAGGGCAGAGTTGCGGTTAATATTTTTATCCAGCTGACTAATAATGTCAAGTTGATCCATGTTATATTTTCCTTATACTACTATTTAGCAAATTCTATTTGTATATTGTGTTAATTCTGATTAACTTTGTTAAATACATGTGTGGGTAGCTCACTGTGATTAACTAACATATTTAGGAGATACAATGGCTAAAAGAGCTCGTAAGACAAAAAACCAACAGCATCAAACTAGTGATGTAATAAACCTTAATAGTTATAGACAACGTGATCGTCATGTAACTATGCTACCAAAAAATCTTCGCCAAGAAGATTACATTGAATTATTAGACAACCCTGATAAACATATCGTTATGTCAATGGGTCCTGCAGGTACGGGTAAAACCTTACTAGCAGTCCTGGCGGCTATTCGAGCATTGAAAACAGGCGAGTGTAGTAAATTGGTTGTTACACGCCCTGCTGTCAGTGTTGACGAACAACACGGATTCTTACCAGGCACATTGGTAGAAAAAATGGCACCCTGGACAAGACCTATATTCGACGTTTTTGAGGAATATTGGAGTCCTCAACAAATAGAAGGCATGATTGAAGATGGACAAATTGAAATTGCTCCATTGGCATTCATGAGAGGTAGAACATTTAAAAATTCTTGGATACTAGCAGATGAGATGCAAAATGCAACTCCAAACCAAATGAAAATGTTGCTAACTCGTATTGGTGTTAACAGTCGAATTATTGTTACAGGTGACCTAAACCAACATGATCGGGGATACGAAAATAATGGTCTAAAAGACTTTTTACGATTACTAAAAGAAAAGAACAGTCCTATGATAGGGGTTGTTGAATTTGATAAGCAGGACGTTGAAAGACATCCTGCAGTTGAAACCGTACTTGATATATACGGAGACGAAGAAATTAATTAACTGTTAGCAATAATGCTAACTAACTCTGACCAGTCAGCTACCCGCATAATTCTTTCGTCTACACAATCTTGGTTGTGTCCGTGATTAATAAGTACACTGGTTAAACCCATATCCGCTCCGAGGGTAGCATTTTCTATCTTATCCTCGATCCAAAACAACTCACTATCTTGATACTTTACCAATGCCTCATCTTTATCAGCACCTGTATCTAAACAAACTACGTTGTCTGCACTAAAGGCATCCTTACCAAATATGTTCTGTAAGTTCCTAACTCGTGCCTTTTTAGCGGCCGCATCAGTACTTAGGCTAGTAATTACTTGAAAGTCGTATCCCATTTCAATTAACTGTGCAACTCCAGAACGAGCATCACGTAGAGCGGGCATATATCCCATCCATGCACTTTCATTAAACTGTCTAACTAAAGGCTTACTTTCTGCTTTAGTAAGTCCATAACTCTGTGCTACATCATATGTATTGGAGTTTGTTTTGTTGTATCCATGTTGTGCCATCCAAGTTGAGAAGGTTGCTTCCCAATTTAGTAGAACTCCATCACAGTCTGTAAGTATCGTCTTATTCATTATCGTCTTTCTATCTAATTATATAAACAGTATAGCACCAATATGTCTTGGTGTCAACCTTTTAATCGAAGTAGTTACCTTCTTTCCAAACAAACTTAGTAGCATTTTCTTCATACCACATACCTTGTCTGTACTTAGGAGCAGACCATATAATTGCTTTATTGGCGTCTTCCATTATACTGAAGCCATCTTCAGCTTCTGCACTAAACGTTTTATCATATGCATGGAAAGTAATTGTTTTCATTTAATATCTCCTAATTTCTTATTATATACTTAGTATACAGTAAGATGTCTTACTTGTCAACCTTTTTTTTGGAAATATTAACCTACACTTCCTTCTAGTGTAACTTCTAGTAGTTTGTTGGCTTCTACGGCAAACTCCATAGGTAATTTATTAACAATTTCTTTAACAAATCCGTTTACTATTAGATTCATAGCTTGTTGTTCATCCATGCCTCTTGCTTTACAATAGAACAATTGATCTTCACTTATTTTACTTGTTGTTGCTTCATGTTCTAGTATTGGCTTCGAACCTTTACACTCAATATACGGAATAGTAATAGCGGCACATTTGTCACCTATTAACATACTATCACATTGTGTAAAGTTTTTACTTTTACTATCACCAGCACGTTTATTCATTCGTACTAAACCTCTATAGGTTTGTTTTCCTTGCATAGCACTTATGCCTTTTGAAATAATTGTACTAGAAGTATTTTTACCTAAGTGTATCATTTTAGTTCCAGTATCAGCCTGTTGTTTGCCAGTACTTACTGCAACACTATAAAATTCACCTTTACTGTAGTCGCCTTTTAAAATACAACTTGGGTACTTCCAAGTTAATGCTGAGCCAGTTTCTAATTGTGTCCAACTTACTCTACTGTGATCACCTTTGCATAAAGCTCTTTTTGTAACAAAGTTGTAAATTCCACCTTTTCCTGTTACCTTATCTCCAGGATACCAGTTTTGTATTGTACTATATTTTACTTCTGCTCTATCCTTTGCGACTATTTCAACACAGGCGGCATGTAATTGGTTTTCATCTCTTGCTGGTGCTGTACACCCTTCCAAGTAACTTACATAACTATCATCCTCGCATATAATTAGTGTACGTTCAAACTGCCCTGTATTAGTTTCATTTATTCTAAAGTAAGTTGATAGTTCCATAGGACATCTTGTATTTTTTGGAATATAACAAAATGAACCGTCTGTAAATACTGCTGAATTTAAACATGCAAAATAATTATCTGCTGGAGGAATAACTGAACCCAGATACTTTCTAACTAGCTCTGGGTGTTCCTGTACTGCGTCACCAAAACTACCAAAAATAATTCCTTGATCTGCTAATTCCTTTTTAAAAGTTGTGGCAACACTCACACTATCAAATACTGCATCTACGGCAACTCCAGCCAATGCGGCTTGTTCGCTTGTTGGTATTCCTAGTTTTTCAAATGTAGCAATAACTTCTGGATCTACTTCGTCCATACTGTTTAGTTTGGGTTTAGGTACACTATAATAACTTACTGCTTGGTAGTCAATAGGTTCTATATCTAACATACTCCAATCAGGTGGTGTCATTGTAAGCCATCTACGATATGCTTTCAATCTCCATTCTAGTAACCACTCAGGTTCATTTTTAAATCCTGATATTTTTCTTATTACACCTTCATCTAATCCAGGTGGTAACGTATATGCTTCTACATCTGTAGTAAAACCATACTTGTATTCTTGAGACATCTGTTCGTCAATTATTGTACTATCGCCGACTTCGTACATATCTGTGCTCCAATCTTATATAGTTGTATTTATTATACTATACATTATATAAATGTCAAGTGTATAGTTGGCTCTGGGGGAAGGACTCGAACCTCCACGGTAAATACTTTGCGAGCTATTTACCACATGATTAACAGTCATGCATGTCTACCAGTTTCATCACCCCAGATTATAACTATATCTTATTGATCTTTTCTAGTGCAGGAATCATTCGTGTAATACCAATGCCTCCACCTACTCTTTGGAAGAAGTCAAACTTTAAGAATTCTTCTAGTTCTGCTTCAACACGTTCCTTACCAAACAACTTGAATAGTAATTCACTATAAGCACCATCTGTAATACTATGGAACGTTTCTCTCATCATAGCAACATCACATGAACGTTCTGCTGATCCAATAGTTTCCATACCACCTAGTATAACGTCCATCTTCTTAGCAGTATTGCCATCATCATTTCTAGCCATATTCCAGAAGGGGCTTGTTAGTTCAGGAAAGTTTGTAATAATTGTTTGTCCAAACTCTTTTTCCATATCTAATTCCTGTTGTGCTTCCATTTCTGTATCAGCACTTAATCCATAATGTTGTTGCCACTCTGCATAAGTCTTTTCTGTAAGAGTACCAAAGCCTAAGTATTCACATAGTTCATATTCCATTGCTTTTAAGTCATCAACATTGCCTGGCATTTCAAATTCAAACATTGGAAATATTATATCATGTCTGCCGGGTATTGCATTTGGTTCCTGTCTATAACTTGTGCTGACACAAAAAAAGCCCTGGCTATCGGGCTTACGAAGTAATTCATGTTCTAACCACATCTGGCCTGTTTGTGGTAACGGCCAAACTTGGCCTGCGTAATTGTAAGTTGCTACATTGAATGGATCTTCGCATGCGGCAAGTATGCTTAGTCTGTTTTGGGTATGGACTTCTAGGAATCCTTTACTCAAAAAAAAGGACCTTAAAAGGCCAACTGTGTCTGTAAATTTTTGTGGGTTTATTAATTGCGTCATTTCTTTTTCCTTTTGTAAGTCAAAAAAATATAGTCAGTCAAAAAAAAGGAGACTATATTTTGTTATCAGCTTATTTATACAATCGTTATAAAAAGCAAGACACTTTACTTTGTGTCCTGCTTTCTAAAACTTTATGCATAATCCATAGTACGGTTCTTATTAAAAAATCCATACAATAGTAAACATATACCAATTATAATAGCAATCGGTAATACTGGGTGTTGTATAAACGTAGGATTATTAAAGATATAGTTTGTGCTTAGTAAACTAAAATCTCCACCTAATGCCGTTGATACTGCAACAATATCATCATAAAAGAATACGTTGCTTAACTGTAGATAAGATCCTTCAATACGAGGAAATAAGATATAACTCATAAGTAGAGCAGGTCTACTAAACTTACCATACTTACATATCATACCAATAATACCAAATACTACCAGCATGGTTAAATCTTCATACACACTTGCATAGAATCTACTTGCCAAAACTGCCCAAATAGTTAACGCCAACATCGGAGGGATCCAATATAATGGATTGATGTAAACGATTTTGCAACACCATCTTGCGAATACCAACATTAGTACGCCTGCAAAGAATGTTCCAAACATGTAGCCACCCAATAGATGATCCATAAACTGTGTGTCATCCATAATAAACGGACTACCAACTTCAAAGCCTACATATAACCATAAGGCCATTAACAATGCAAACACTTTACCGCCTGGAATACCAAACATAATAGTAGGCAATAAGCCTCCCATCTTGCCAGCATTGTTGGCGCCTTCAGGTCCAATAACACCTTTGATGTTACCAGTTCCAAACTTGACTTTCTCTTTCTTATTAAGTGCCACTGTTGCACTATAACTTGTCCAGTCACCAATACCACCACCTGTGCCAGGCAGGATACCAACAACGAAACCAATGCACCCACCCATAAAGGCTAGATACTTGTGTTTCCAGACTGCTAGGATTCCGTCCCATGTTTGTTGATTGTGTTCCTTACTTGAAATTCTAGCAACTTCATACTTTGTTGTAATAGCTTCATATAATTCAGGAATGGCAAATAAGCCTGCCGCCACAATAACCACTGGAACACCATCTTCAAGATATGCCCAGCCACCTGTGTTACGAACTTCTCCCATCATGCCATAACCAATAGATCCGATAAACAAACCTATTGCAATAGCAATTAAACTTCTGCCTGTATTCTTTGTAGTAACAACTGAAATTAAACAGAAGGCTACTAATATTAGTCCAGCTATTTCCGGTACACCTACATACTCTGATATTGCTCCGTAAAAAGGAATAATAGCCATACCTAATGCACCAAACAATAAACCATTAATCGTGCTTACTGTGATTGCAGAGCTAAGAGCGTAACTTGCCTTACCCTGCTTCGCTAGTGGGAATCCATCTACCATTGTACTTGCCGCTCCTGATGCCCCTGGTATTCCCAAGAGTACACTTGCAAAACTATCGCCAATAGTACATGATACCATTGTTGCAATACTAAACAACACGAATAGATAATTACCACCAGCAAAATCAAAACTCTGTACAATGACAAAGAGCATAATGATTGCTTTACCAGGGCCTGCACTAGGTATTAACCCAATTAATCCCCCATAAAAAATACCGGCAGTGAGCATTATTGCCCACTGCACGGCTACTGGATATTGTAGGATCCACTCCATTACTTGAGGAGCTCTTCCTTAACGTATGCATCTTTATACTTGAACACTTCTTTTGCAAGAACAACAAGTGTTTCTAAACGTTCTTTTGTAATAAGAGTAAACAAGTAATCGCTATGTGCTTGTACTTCATTACCACCTAACCAAGGGAACGCACCTAGTTTCTTATCTAGACGTGCCATTGCTTCTGGATCAGCGATCATTTCTGCTACTGCTTGATCAATTACTGCTTTGTAAGGAGAGTTAGGTGCAATCCAAACTGTCTTTTGGAATCCATCTCTATAACCTTGGAACGTTTTATATGCTTCGTATACTGGTCCACTTGGAGCAACACCGTGTTCAGCTTTATAAACTTCTTTGAATGATTGTGCTCCTTTTGGTGCATTTGGATCACCGTAAACAGAACCTTTACCATCTACAATACCGTGTGCAAACCATACACGACTTTGTCCACTTGCATACTCTTTAGAATAACCCATTAGGGAACTCTGTGGAGTATCACGTGTTGAGTCTAGTTGTCCTCTACGGAATGCTTGACGTCTTTCACCACCAGAATTAAAACCTGGGATAAAACGCAAACGTTCACTAGTACATGATAAGAACTTTTCAACTGTTGCATTAAGTTCAGGACCACACATCATCATACCAACTGATACTATATCAGCGGCAAAACCTGTACCACCTGTTGCTGGAAACTTAACTACGCCATTTTTCCAATCAACGTCTGAGTTAATAGAAACCCAAATGTTTGTATTCATTACAACAACTGGAGAGTAATTACGATAGTCAAATCCGCCTACGTCTTCAAGTAGAAAGCCTTCACCGTTACCACCATGTGCAATCATAAGTGTATCACCACGATCCTTGTATGTCTTTGCCCAATCTTTAAGGGACTTCTTACCACGTTGGCCTGGAAGGTAACGAGGTACAATGTTGTGTCCGTGCTTCTCGAGCTTTGCATTAAGCTCTTTCATTACGTTATCACCCCAGAATGCAGTACCGCCTTTACCTGGGCCGTTTGGAAACTGAAGTGTTAGTGTGTCTGCCGATGCAGAACCTGCCACCATAGCCGCTACTAAGGCGACTGTTGCTAATAGTTTTTTCATTTTTTTTCCTTTTGATTTAAAATGCCTGATCAATAGTATCAGGAAGAATAGTGATCTGAACCTGTGCCATTCGGCTTGTAGTTATTCACGTTTATTTTAGGGGTTTGCAACACTCGTTGCTATACATTTATTTATCCTTTTCGTTTTA